CTTCTTCGAGGCTAGTAACGGCAGTATTAGATCCTAAAATTGCTGAGCTAGCTTTTACTCGGTTATCAGTAATGTTTGCGTTTACGATAGAAGTAACGCCAGCTCCTACAGCAATAGTCGCAAGGAGAAGCGAGTTAGCGGGAGTCGAAGGAGCTACCGGAGAAGCGGCAGGGGTTCCCGCGATTACCTGAAAAGTAACATTGTTCAGCGATCCCGTGTAGTAAGCATCATTGACGGTCACAACCACAATGTCAATGCGTGGGTTTGATGCGTTGGCCGTGGAAACGGTGAGAGTTGTCGTGGCATCGTTATAGGCCATGTATGTGCCCATGTTGGACTGCGTTGTTCCAACGATTGCAGCCCAGCCAGAAGCGACAAGAACGGACATACCGGCAGGAGAGTTTTGAGTAACGGCTAAGTCAGTGGCGTTAATGATTCCAGAGGTTTTCCAGATTGTCTGGGTAGTTAGGCGGTCGTTTTCCGCAGGATGGCTTCCGTTTTGCAGCCAACTTGGGGGTGTGCGTAATGCCATTGCTTCTCCTTAGATGTACGCGTTGCGCCAAGTAATGGTCGCAGCCGTAGTGCCGATAAGTGTACCTGTTCCCGCTAGGAAGAAAGAGTTATTACCCGGTGGAGCAGAGAACCAGTTTGAGCCGCCGTTAATCAAATTGCGGGCAGGGCTTCCGTTGAGGGTGATGAGTTTCTGATCTAGGTCAATGACGATGGTGTCGGTGTTTGCGTAAGTTCCTTGAATCGTAATGTAAGTGCCTTGCGTGTTATTACCAAGGGTCGGGTTGGTGATAGGGCCGTTGAGGGTTATGACAGGGTATGTGGTTGCCCATCCTGCGTTATTGACGGTCGTTGTAAGGGTCGAGGAGCCGCCGCCATAGGAGAGGTTGTAGGTGCGGTTATATTGGCGACCGAGAGGGTTACCGACGGCGAGGGTTGCAGTCTGTAGCGTGTCATCGTAATAACGAGGGTCGGCGCAAAAGAATGTGTATTGCGAAGTAATGTAGCCGTAGGTGTAATTCGGATCAACAACGGTTTTGTTTGTGCGAACGCGAGCATTCAGGCGTTGCAAACCGTCGGCGGCAGAGAGCTGGAATTGAAGCGGGGTCGTGCCGCTGGTCTGAGGCAAGAGTGCGGCTTGAAGAAGGTTGTAATTTGTCTGAGCGGAGTTTCCGTTGCCTGCAAAAGTGTTCACCGTAATAGTGACGGTGCGACCCGAGAGGAAGTCGTTGCCCGTGAACATACCGTCTGCATAGCCACGGTTGTCATCCTGATTGCGGATATTTGGCAGGGACTCTAAGCCATCCACCGAAAGGATTTGGTAGGGCGAGCCAGCTCCACCAAAGACGAAACCGTTAAAAGCGAAAGAATAATAATTAAGCGAGGTGACCGTAGCCATTAGCCAACCTTTCCGGCGTTAATCTTGGCGGTGATGCCCTGAGCTTGTCCATAGGTAAGCGCGCCATAAGTTGCCGCCGTAATGTCTGCAACCTGAACAGGCGTGTTTATGTAGTTCTGTTGATTGACCGTAATTCCCGAGCTTGTTTGTGTTGTTGGCAAAGCAGCAGCTCCCGAAAGATATGGGGTCGCAACCGATCCAGCGAGCGCCATGCTGCTCATCGAAACGCCCGTGCCATTAACCGCGGCCATGGAAGCTGCAACCGCTTCAAGCTTGGTCTGCAAATCGTTTAGCTTCGTAATGGTGGAGTCATGAAGCGCCGTGGCTGCTTGGTCAAAAGCCTGTTGCGATGCCGCGAGCGAATCCTGCAGGGTTTGCTGAGCCTTGGCCACGGAGTCGTTGTAAGCCAGCTTGTTTTTAGCAAGAACATCGTTGAAAGCATCGGCTTGGGTTGCCATCGAAGCGTTAAGGTCTGTAGTGACTTTGTTGTATTGGTCAATAAGAGCCTGAGTTGCCAGATTGCCGCCCTGATTCATCTGATCCGCGAGACCGTTCAAGCCTGTTGTCGAAGCATCCTGCACCTGTGCAAATAAGTTCTGAATCTGCTCTGTTGTTCCGGGCTGAGCGTTGATAAGAGTCTGGGCCATTTGGTCACCCATGAGCGGGCCTTGTGCGACAACCTGCTGAATAAAGTTTTGTGAGTAACCCATACCAGCGAGCTTGGAAGCATCGGCGGCGAGAGTCTTCATCGCATCTAATTGGTGCTGGAATGAGTCAATAAGCCCGCTGGTTGTACCCGAGCTAAAGAATGACTTGCCGAGGTCTATCTTGGTGACATTCTCAAACTCATTAGTCAGCAGGGCTTCGGATTGCTGAACAATAGCCAGTTGCTTGTCTGCGGCATCTTGCTGCAGTTTGGCGATAGCGTCATTGTTCGCCGCAGCTGCCGCGAGGTTGGCCTGATCTAAAGTCTGTTGTGCTGCAGCCTGTGCCTGATTAAAAGTGAGATTAGCTTTAGCTATTTCTTCATTGTGAGTCTGCGTGAGTTTTTTGTATTGTGTCTGATAATCGCGCAAGTCCACATTCATTTGGTCGTAGATAGACTTGACTTGCTTCTGCTCATTCATTAACTCTGTAGTTTGCTTCTTTTGTTCAGCAATAAGCGCGGCGGCAGTTTTCTTTGCAGCGGCTACAGCGGCTTTACTGACATCTCCGCCAGCTGCCTGACCTGCCACATCTACTGCTGGGGCTGCCCCTGTTCCGCCTTTAGAAAGGTCAGGTGCGCTAACGCCAATAGATATTTTTTGATTTTTTAACGATTCAAGATTTTTGGCAAACCCATCAACTTTAGTTTTTGTATCATCGAAAAACTTGCCTACATCTTTAATTCCATCGTTAATAAAATTAAGCGCAGTCTTCGCACCGGGAAAATGAAGTGCAGCAGCTACGGAAAGTATTGATTTAAGCGGGCCTGTCTCAAATTTAAGAAAAGCCGTAACAAGATCCCCGACAGCACCGATAAGCCAGCCAACAGCTTTGACTCCAGCTTGCATCGCATCAACGATTGCATCACGGAATGTTTTGGAGTGATTCCATGCTGTGACGAATACTGCAATAAGCGCAATAACCGCCGCAACTGCCAGCATAATAGGATTAGCATCGAGAACGATGTCGAGGGCTTTTTGAGCCATCTCCCAAGCTTTAACAGCCAAAACAACAGCAGCAATAGTTGTGACTACTATTGTTAATTCTGGCAAGATGGGTTTAATTATGTTAAGCAATCCGCTGAAAGCGTTGCTTAAACTTGAAAGAATGGGTATGAGAGCGCCGCCTATGGTTTCCTTTGCGCTGTCCATTTTTGTTTTTAACAATTCCATTTTTCCAGCATAAGTATCAAGATATGCTGACGCCTGATTTTTAATCTTGTCGTTCATCTCATTAAGAGCTTTAGTGATTGCCTGATTTTTTGGCAATGTAGTGTCAAGCGTAATTCCGTATTCCTTAAAAGCCCCACCTAGTTTTCCTGTTGTAGCTTTTGCAAGTGTCTCGGCAGCTGCTCCCAAAGATTCGTGTTGAGCGCGCGCCAGATTAGATGCCATGCCCATCAACTCTGTTGACTTAGCAACGGATCCTGTTGCAGTCACTAAGGTCATCATGGCCCCGCGAGCATCGTTGCCCGTGAATGCTAATTTTTCCATTGAAGAAACAGAGTTTTCAACAGCAGCTCTATTGCTCTCTGTATTTACTTTCGCGTTATTCATGGCGGTAGCCAGAGCAGCGGTTGTTGTCTGGGCTTGTGAGGCAGCTTCTACAGCACTTTTTAATCCTGATTCAAGCTGACTTAGCCCTTGTGTTAAGAGGTTTCCGGCAAACACGCCACCCATGGTTGTTTTAAGTGACGAGAATTTACCTTCTTGGGCTTTGGCAGCATCGCCAATTTTTGCCATGCCCTCGGTGGCTTGGGTAACAGCTGTAGTCAGATTAGCAAGCTGAACAAGAATCTCTACATTTAACGGTGGGACTTCACCTGCCATTTAAGCTCCCATCGCTTTTCTGAGGTATCCATAAACAATTTGTGAGGCCTTACCGGATTTGATAAGTTCATCACGAGCTGGATACATATATGGGTATTTTACCCCACTTGTCCATAGTGATGATCCGAGTTCGACTGCTCGCGCATACTTCGCACCCGACTGAGCGCTTGCTACATAAGTCGCAAAACCTTGTCGCGTAACAGGGTTGGCGATAATGTTTAGATAAAGAGTACCTGTTGCATAGTTAGGGCCTTCGCCCACGCCGGGGCCGATGTGTGGGTTATGGCGAAGGCGGCCATTAACGGTACGCGGCGGGTTAGTGGTCTCGTGAGCATTCTTGCGCGCCTGCGTCCATAGCTCTGTGGTGATCGCGCGGGTTGCTAATTGAACCGCTTTGTCCATACGATTTTGCCAAGCATTAAGCGCCGCAAATACTTCGTTGCGGTTGTCGCTCATCGCTTCTCCATCTGCTCTATTTTGACTTCTTCGATGGTATCAGCAATCGCTAACAGCCAATCTGCTCTCCCGGCAGGCAGGTTATCTACCTGCTCAGGAGTCCAGTTAAATCTGTCGGCAAACTTAAAATAAAACCACTCAATGTCTGGATACTGCACGCCCTCTGCGCGCTGGAATCCTTTGAGCCGATCCTTTAAGCGTTGGAGCTGTCTAAAGGGCTATCAGGGTTCTGGCGGTTTTTATCTGTGTCTGCCAACTCTGGGAACAAGTCAGTTGTAACGCTTGTGGTCTCGTCCATAAGTGCTACATAATCTTTAATAGGTAGCTCGTCAATAGAATCGGCCTTAACCGATGGGATGAGCAAGTCAAATGACCAATCTTCAATAATTGCAGCAAGCAGAGCGTTTGCAATAGCTATGCCTTTTTCTGCATCACCTTTATGGTCTCCAGCAATCATGATCCGATTGCGGTCTTTTACCTTTAGGTCTGACGCTTCTTTAATGGTAACTGTTGCCCCTGATGGCAGGGTAATCTTTTTTGACATTATGCCTCCTTGATAGCCTTAGTAGGCATCCTATCAAAACTAGGCAGTAGCGGTGCGGGATTTCGGAAGGCGAACCAAATCAACCTGCCACCGCTACTGCGTTCTAGGTTAAGCGACCGAGGTAGTTACCGCGTTCTTTACGACCCACTTGATAGGTGAGTAGCCCACAGTTCCGGCATCGGTCAGATTGCCTTGTGCATTGAAATCAACAACAACCTCAACGAAATCCTTGGAGCGCTCAATAACAGCGAGTGTGTAAGCACCCTTTGTCATGGTCGCTTGGATAGATGTCTGAGTTGCGCCCGAGCCTGTTGTCCAGTTAAAGACAAGCGCTGGCTGGGTATTGGTCAGATAGTTGGTGAGCTGGGTGTCGTTTTCCATGAGGAAGGTGGCCTTACCCGTTACTTCGAGAGCGCCAACGAATACAGAGTAGGGAGTCTGCACATTGGAGATTCCGTAGATAGGGGTGACAGGGCGCTTCATGTCAATGTTGCCCATGGTGTTGTTAGAGATAGCTGTGCCACCAACGCTCACAGTTCCATACCAGACTGCGGTAGGCAAAACGGTGGAGAAGCTAGGGGTTGGTGTTGAGGTAGTAGCTGACTGCCATCCTGTGGACTTCGCATCGTATTCGAGCAAGCCGTCTGCGTTCCACTTGAGCGAGAAGTCGTGGAATTGGTGTCCTGCCCATGCGCGCACATTTGCGCCATAGAAGTCGAGCATGGTGTAGGCAGAAGGCTGTGAGTCTGCCGCTGCTGTAGCTGAGTTCTTTACTGCAAGGGTATGGATATAAGGAGCTGATCCTGAAACAACATCCTCACCGAGAACACCGGCAAGAGGGTAGATGATGGTGTCAGCGAATACTGCGCCGCCGAAGTCAAAAGTTGAGTGGACGCGACCCTGAATATAGTTGTAGTTCTTAACAAGTGAACCGCGCAAGCCCTCATCGTAGAGAGGTGTGTAGATGTCTTGTGGCTTTAGGGTGTTCGCAATAACGGGGATATAAGCGGTCGGAGTAGTGACTGCTGTTCCCTTTGTTGTTTCCTTGGCGATTCCCACATACGAACGGTGGGTATTTTGTACTGACACTATTTCACGCTCCTACGGTTGAGTCAGACGGGGCTGACGGTGTTGTTATTTTCTTTGGTGCAGAAGCGAGAGAGACATCGGCTGAAATAATGTCATCCTTAGACTCGAATGTGTCTCCGGGTTTGACTGTAAGTCCAAGAGTTGGAAACTCGCGCACTTCATCGCCGTTGTATTGGTATGTGGCCATCGTTCTCCTTATGCCTGAATCATTTGGGTAACATCGAATCGAATCTCTGCAAAGGTTTCCGTTGCCCCGTTATCCGAGGTAATCGGCTCTCCGTACAGACAGTCAATTACAGGTTCTGCGCCTTGCCAGACATTGACTTGCGATGTATCACCGAAGTTATGGCTTGCTCGGAGCGTGTTCTTGATGTTGTCCACTAGTGTATCAAAATCTGCCATTGCATCTTCGGCGTTACTTTGTACCGAGTGATGGAAGATTTGCAAAATTACGGTGAAATCCACGCGCTTCCAGCCACTTGTTGCACCACCGATTGCAAGACGAGTTTCGCGCTCGCTCTGGATAAAAATTACGGCCGCTGCTCGACTGAGCTGTCCGGGCAAAGCATTAACCTGATAGTTGATGCGTTTTGGAAACGAGGTGAAAACCTGATTAAGTGAGTCAATACCAGCGCCAACAAGATATGAGTACAGCGTGGAGCGAAGTTGGACGCGACCAACTGCCATTTAGCGCATCCTTCGGAATGGCGAGAGGAGTTGCTTCGCCAGCTCGATATCTGATCCCACGATGGACTGAACGCTTGGCCCAGACGATGCGCGGGTTGTGACTGCCATGGTCAGAGAGTTATCTCCACGGACTTTGAGGAAGTCGGTCGTAATGAGGATGGCGGCTTGCTTAACAGCCTGTGGCATATTGCCCACCGCTACGCCTGATGCGTGGGTGTATTTGAGAGTGCCGGTGATATTGACCGTGGTTGATCCATAGGTATAGGAAGGCGAAACGACAACCTGCTCGGTGCTCGCGCCGTCATAAATAGTCACGACTGTTCCGGCGGTTAGACCTATGGGGTCAATCATGGTGAAGGATGAAGCACCGGCTGTAGCTGAGGATATGAGGCCATTACAGTAGCCTGCCGTGTAGTTATATGCGGCGTAAATGCGCGAGCGCGAGGCTGGCGGGAAGCCAAAGGATAGTGGGCCTTGTGAGGAGTAGGTCGTACCTAGCTGGCTCAGCGGGTAGATAATTTGCGACTTCTCGAACCAGCAGTTTTGTAGGGATGTCGAGCTTACTGTGACAAGGTTTGTCGGGGTAGCGCCATAGGCTAAAGAGTTGAGCGCGACCACATTGTTGTAGTCCGGGGAGATAACGAGAAATCCCTCTTGCGTCATGCGGGTACGAGACTGTTCGGTGAAGTTTTGAGCGATAAGCGGCTGATTGACATAGATGTCAATAAAGGACGAAGCGCGCTGGATAACTGATGCTAATTCCGCGTCTTGCTGGGCAGAAGTACCGCCTACTACCAGATTGTTGATGTCAATCGCTGTCGGAGCGTTTTTGTATTCAGCAATCGTCAGATATGAGCCTGACTGAAATTGGGTGATAGGCGATACTGCTGATGTCATTCTTAATCTCCGTCTGTTTTAGGCGTGGAGTCGTATTCATGCCCGCAACGAGAACATAGTCTGAACCATGATCCGAAACCGCATTGAGTGCAAGTGTACCCGCGTTGAGCATCACCTTGCTCATAGCGAGCGAGGTTCTCCTCAGTAAAGCCTTCTGATTTCAACGCCTTAATGTGCTTGGGGTTTTCTACGGAATACAAACCTGACCGGTCTGCGCGATACCGAGTGCGCCCTGATTGCGAGTTGATGTCGGTTTCTTTGACGAATCCATCTCGCGGTGTGAGTCGTGCCATGTGTGCCTTCCTTGTTAATAAATAGGGAGAGAGCCAATTAAGACTCTCCCCCCATTTAGTTTGTTATGGGTTACGCAGAGACGATTCCTGATACTACGCCATTCCACGCAGGAGCCACGCAGAACAGTGCACCGCGAAAATACGTGGAGAACTCATAAGCGAACTGAGTCACGGGCCACTGAATCCCCATGTAATCCTGCACCATGTAGTTAGACCAGACATCAGAAACCTCTGTGTCAGGAATTGGCAAGGTGTAAGACAAGACAGGAGCAACGCCCTGTGGCAACCATGGGTGAACAGTCAAAGGTACTGACTTTCCTGTGGTTTCGTTAACGATACCGTTGACAACAGAACCGTAAGTAACGCCAGAGGTTTCATCCTGTGAAATCTGCAAGCGGTAGTTAGCGTTTGCTGAACCCTTGATTGCATCTGAGAGTTGCTTGCGGTCTGAACCGTTAAGCAGAACCTCATCTGGATCAGCCTTTACTGAGTTGTAAAGGTTAGCGAATACGGTCTGGAACTCTGTGCCCGGATTTGTATTCGAGAAAGTTGCGTTGATGTTGTTGTTGTAGCCGGTGTTAGCGCCAAGAACGGTGGTCAAGATACCGTCATAACCTGTTGCATAGGCTGAGGTATCAGCCGCTGCGCGAGTTGCGACAACCGTGGTGGTTGTGTTCAACGGAGCTTGGTTTCCGATTGTTGGTGTACCTGAACCGCCGAGGGTGAAGGTCAAGGATGTGGTGCGGCCTTGGAACTTCGCGTTAGCTGCGCCTGTGGTTGTACCAACATAGATGTTGTAACCGAGTGCGCCGGTGATAGCGGTTGGGATGGTGATGGTAAGCGCTTGGCTTGAAGTTGCCTGTGAAGCAACTGCTGAGAGGATTGACTCACCGAAACCTGTTGATGAGATACCAGCGTCAGCTGTGTAATAGACATAGTAAGTAGCGTTTGGAAGCGCTGTTACTGATCCTGATGCGGTTACAGCTGTGAGGGTTGCAAGGGTAGGAGCTGAGCCTGCGTTAAGCGCGCCAGCATAACCTGATGCAGTACCGCGAGCCATAAGCATCATGCGTTCTTCCATGAGCATGGTTGCATACAAGGTAGAAGTTGATGACAACTGACGAAGGTCTTGGTATCCGAGGCCTGAGAAGTTAGCATCAAATGAAACGCTGTCAGATAGTGAGTAAGAGTTGTAAGGCAGGATTAAGTCATCTGAGCTGTACGAAATCTTTGCGCCGCGCTCGAAGTTGATTGAACCGAAAGCGGTGGTTGTTGATTCTGTAACGCCGGGCCAGATTTGTCCTTGTCCGCCAGTACCTGTACCTGTGTAACCGGTGATGCGCTTGACACGGTGTGATGTGCCAACGCCCTTCTTGCGAGGGATACGGTTACGAAGTGGTGTTGGGCGTGGGGTCAAAAGCTTTGCTGGTGCTTCCAAGTCAAACGCAGCGAAGCTGGTTGAGAGTGGAGAGGTCAGCGTGATGTCCTTCTGCATATCCTGCAATGCAAGGCGCTGTGAAGCGATTGCGTTGTTAAGACCTGCGAGTGCATCTGGAGCAAGTGACTTTGTTGCAGCTAGTGCTTCGAGAGCAGCAGTTGGATCTGCTACAGGCGAAACGCCGGGTGTTGTTGATGGATTGCCGAGTGACTTACCGAGAACCTCGGTGTACTCATCCATGCGCTTTGCAGCCTTCTTAGCGGAATCTACATCGCCAAAGAGGTCAGCTGCTTTAGGGGCAGTTAGAGCCAATTTATTTCCTTTCGAGTGCTGTGTGGGTTATTCCTCGTCAGAGATTTTTCCGGCTTTGGCTAGGTATTCCTTTTCCAATGCCTTGTATCCCTTGGCGAGAATTTGGTCTGAGGTCGCTGCCGCTTTGAGGCGGTATTCAGCGGCTTTGAGCAGGAGCTCGTTTTCATTTGTGACAGCTACGCGTCCGGTGCGCTTTGGGCCACCTGATGCAGCTGCCGATTTTGCCGTTACGAGTTCTGATTCAAGAGCTACCGCCTTCTCCTCAGCCGCCTTATGTGCAGCTTGAAGTTCCGCGATCTCAGCCTTGACTGATTCAGTCGCACTCTTTACAGCTTTCTCAATGATGGCCGAAACGGACTTCTCATCGAGAATCTCATCTTCCTTATCCTCAGCGGGGGCTTCCTCAGAAACCTCATCTGCTGGCTTATCTTCAACAACTGCCTCATCGCCTTCGGCTGACTTGATAGAGCCATCGGTGTTAAGTGATGCAGCGGTAGAAACATTTGCTACTTCGTGTGTAGGAGCAGCGCCGGGAACGACAACTTGTGTCTTGCCGTGGGCGTTAGAGACATCGTGGCATCCGCACTCTAGGCACTTGCTGATGTCGGCAGACTTAGCAGACATTTTGGTGCATCCCTTGCACATCTTGTCATCGCATCCACCGTCAGCTTGGCAGGCAGCGCAACCATCGCAGTCGCATCCCTCTGAGCTGGCATCGTCACCCTTTGCGGCGAGGTTCAGAAGTGAACCATCGGTGCTGAGTGCTGCCTCGTTATCTTCATCTAGTTCGCCATCGCGGAAGTTAAAGAGGTGCTTGAGAGCCGATAGCAGGGTGTCAATATCATCGCGCTCGTCTGAGTCTGTGGCTGCGATTTCGCTGGCCTCAGAGATGATGAGCTGTGCGATTCCCTTGCGGGCTGCATCGTATGACGCTTGGTCAAACTTAGCCGAATCCGCATGGATTTCTTTGATGATGTCAGCGAGCATAGATTTTTCCTTCGTTGTAGTTGTAAATTCTTCGACCTTCACAAGATTAGGTTCGCCCTCTACGCTCTTGGCGAGCATGAGCTTAGCGTTTGGGTTAGCTGGACGATCCACAAGAGAAATCTCCACGATTTGTCCGTCAATGATGCGGCCGTTAGCAGCCTTCTGGTCACGAACAACGCGTGGGGACTTGATGCCTATTGAGAATCCCTTAAGAACGCCTGATTCCACTTTCTTAACGCTAATAGGGTCAACGACAAGAGCAGAAATATAATGACCATCCGCTTTCGCTTCATATTCTTTCGCTACTCCTGCCGCAATAGATGAGTGTTGTTCGCGGATGTTACCGCCGGACTTAAACCACTCTGGCATAGCAGAGGAGAGCCAAGCGTCATCGCAAATCTGCTGGTCAATATCGAGAGAGTCATCGGTTGCTTTGCCATAGACAAGCAGCGAGCCATCTTCTTGCTTTTCTTGCTTAACGATAGCCGCGTATGAATTAGCGAAGTCATTGACCATAAGTGATTTCTCCTTGTTAAGTTTCGGCGGGACAAAGGTTTCTGACATATTGAGTTGTTAGGCTGAGTAAATAACCGAGACTGCGCCTGTTGCTGTGCCGGAGGCTGATACTGCGTAAAGGGAGTCGTTACCGTGAAGCCAGACTTGTACGGTTCCGTTAGCCGCTAGGTTCTGTCCGCCGTTAATACCTACGGTATTAGTAACCGCAGAATCACCTAAGAAAACAGCCGCGCTATCGCGGTTATTTACTTGTACCGCTACATATCCAACGCCATTAGGCATAGTTACGAGAAGGGTCGGAGTAGTACCTACCGTGATATTTGTATGATTTAGCGCCATAGATTTCCTTTTCTCGGATTATCGTTTAATTGTAATGGTTATTAGTTAATCTTGCGCGAGCGCCTCATCTAGCGAAGCCCCAAAGTCAAAAGTGTCCCAGTTGATTTCCGCAGGTGTTGTTGTGCATCGGCAGTTAGGATGAACAGGGATGTCATCAGCGGTCAGGCCGTTAGAAAATGAATCGCCGACATTGACCGTCTCCCCGCCGATATCGCAGTCCTCATCATCTGGCTCAGCGCTGACCCACTCGATTTGCTCCACGCCGAGGGCTTGAAAGGAGTCGGTTGCAGCCTGATTAGCGGCGCGTGAACCCTCAGTCAGAGCGATAGTCAAAGCGCGCTCGGGTGAGGAGAGTGAGCTTTCAATCATGTCTGCGAGCTGGTTAGGGCTTGCGCCGATAGCGATGCCGTCTGCTAATCGTAATCCCAAAAGGTCGTAGCTGGTTTTCTTCATGTCCAGAGATTTAATCTTGATGCCATTGAGCAGCTTCTCTAGCCCGCCGGGTGGTTTGAGCAGGGCGGCAGCGGCAGGGTTGCCGGGCTTCCATGTATCCCAATTCACCGCGTTCTGTAATGCGCTCACGGCAAAGGCGCTCGGATTCCAGTTATGTGGGGGTTGCTTAGCGGCCTTGCGCTGGCGTAGTTGCTTACCAAACGCCTCATAGGTTGATGCCACGCCTGTTACATACATTACTGCGTAGTGCTGACGGATAGCTGACTCTAAAGCGGTGTGGTCGAGTGTCACATTATGCAGAGCCCATGCGCGCGCGCGAGCGCGGTCTTGTGAGATGAACTCGCTAACCGTGGGGTGGGTCTGCATATATCCCGTGATGACCTCACGAGCATTGACCGACTTCACCAAGGCCGCGCGTATTTTCACGGCGCTACTTGCTGCTAAGCGCCCATCTACTTGATGGACACCGAGGGTCATGTCAGATATGCCTTCGCCAGCGACTTAGCGGTTTCCATATCGCCATCGAAATAACAGCGGTTGAGCGCATCTCCCACGATGGGGTCTAGGGCGTTGAACTCAAACTGACGAGCGCGTTTGCCTTTGCTTGCCCATTTGAGAAATGCCTTGACCTCTGATGCGGCTTCTTTTGCCATATCAGGAGTGCCGAGCCAGACAGGGACTTGATCCATGCCGAGCAGCCACATTGCGAACAAACGGTGATGGCCGTCAATGATGATGTTTTTCTCGCCATCGTTGTAAACGAGCGGATAGTTACGGTAAGGAGTCAGGGCCTGTCCCATGGACTCAATATGGTCAGCGACATTGTCGCGGTTAAGGCCGGTGTCTGTGCCATACAGCTCTTTGACATTGACCAGAGTGAGGACTGCCTTCTCCCAGACATCTGGATTAACGGGATAGTCTCCGTTTTGCGTTTCCACGATAGGCCAAGGGCTAGATACAGAGTCAGCTATCTGCTCAGGGCTATCCGACATCGGATGGTCTCCTGCGGCGTTAGGAAGAATCTTTAAGCGAGAGAGCGCATCCTTAACTTCTGCCTTAGATGGTACGCCAGCCTTTTGGAAGTCAGGCTCGATTTCTTTCGGTGGCTTTACCTCCGAAGTGCCGTCATTGCCGTCACTAGGTGCAGGCTTTGTCGGGGCCATAGGATCTAACTCGTCTTGGACATTCTCCACGCCAGCGATAGGAGCTGCCGCATTGACGATTCCCTCGGGCGAGAACAAGAACACGCCGTTGCCGGCAACAAGGATAGGCTGGTCAGCTGCTGGGGTATCCAGAAGCGGAAGGCCTAGCTCAGAGCGGCGCTCGTTGATGGTCTTAGTACCACCGCGCAATTCGAGGTCTGACTTCTTAGCAGCTTCCTCGTTGTCGCGGATTTCTGACACCATGAACTTAAACTCTAGCTCGCGTGGCATTCCGAGGTAGGTGTAGGAGATATTCGTCAGCATCTTAGAAATCCATTGAGCCAGCGGTGCAACGCCGATGCTTTGAGCAGCCTCAGCCTCTCCCTGTTGATGGCCCGATGCGCCGAGGCCACCCTTAGCCGAGAAGCCAATCTCAGTGGGGAGAACACCAAAGTGTCCGGTGATTGAGGTGATGAGGTATTCATCGAGCGCGGCCTTGAACTTCTCACCGTAGCCTTCATAGAACTCT